GCCCCAAAAGGGCGACCCCCCGGTGGTCAAATAGGGGCGCGAGGCCCCCTTAAAGCGCATCTAGCGCAGTGCCATCCTGGCATAAATCCTCGTTTATTGCGGGGGTTTTGGGAATCTAGCCTCTATAGAGAGGGCTATGAGCTTATTAAGCCGTGATTCATGGCTAATATCCACCAACGGTTCCGGTCGTAGGATTGGCGCGACACAAAGGGGCACGACAGGTGATGGGGTAAATCCCACCATCTATTACTGCCTTAGAGGGAGATTCCCTCTCGTGACGCCTATTTACCCACCTAGTGGGTCTCCTATTCCCGACGTTGATGTTCCCAACCTATACTTCAGCTATTACACGGCATCTTATTCAGATCCGTTCCCCAGTGCCCGTAATAAGGCCTGGAGTAACTTAGTTGAAGCGATCAGGTCTGGTCCCGCGTCTCTCGGCGTTACTATGGCCGAATGGCGCGAGTCACTTGAAATGATAGCTAAGAGGATGGGTACTCTACGGAGTGCTTTCTCCCTTTTGCGTCGCGGTCGGTTCCGTGCTTTTCTCCGAAGCCTAAAACTTAAGGCCAAAAGAAAGCATCGATACCTACGCGATGGCAAATTAATAGTGAATCAGGCCTCGTCTCTGTGGCTGGAATATTCCTTTGGATGGGCTCCGCTGCTTCAAGATGTTTATACAGCGTTGAACGTCCTTAGCCAGCCGGTACCAAGTGGCCCCGTCAGGGGTCGAGGGAAAGAGTTTTGGTCGTCTCCTTTACCACAAGCGTTTGCCACTTATGGCAGATGTGAAATGGGAGGGACGGTTGAGATTACTAACCCAAACTTGTACCTTTTGCAGAACTACGGTTTGGCAAATCCTCTAGTCGTAGCCTGGGAAGTCATTCCCTTCAGCTTCCTGGTGGATTGGGTCTTTGACGTAGGTACTTGTCTCGGAGCCGTTACTGACCTTCTTGGCTGTAATGTCAAGTCGGCCTATACGACTTATTCATGCAAGGCGACGATCACCGTCCATGATGCCTCAACAGGCCTCTCACTTGTCGGTTCAGTCTTCTTCATGCGTAGATGGATCGGGCTATCCACGCCTCTTCCAAATACATCGTACCTATCCAATATCGGGCAATCTCTTAAACGCGCCGCTAACGCGACGGCCCTTTTAGGTCAATTACTGACCAAATAACCCAGCGGAGTACCCTATGGCTAACATGGCCAGTATTACCGTAAAGAAAGCAGATGGGACCACTGACGTAGTCTACATCGCTGCTGTTCCTTCGGCCGGCGACAAGTCGCCTGCTATCTGGACTCAGAACGCCTTCAGTGGCGTCCAGAGTAACCGGCCCCGATTTGAGCTGTTAACTCAGTTCAATGGCCAGCGTGCCATTCGCCAGGTTAAACTGAAGTATGATTTTCCTTCAGTCTATACGGAAGCGAACACGGGCCTTCAGAAACTCAATGGTAGTGTTGGCTTCAACGGGGTTTTGTATCTTCCCGTACAGCTGACGACCACCGAGTGGAAGGAAGCGTTCGCACAACTCGGCAACTTGCTGTGTGCGACTCTGACCCGCCAGTCTGTGGAAGAGGGCTTCGCCCCTACCTAGTCTGAAGGGTTTTCTTTTCTTTTTGTCTCCTTTAGAGTGAAAAGACATGCGTCAATGGTTATCTGCTAATGAGGGCTTTCTGCTCTCACTTCTCGAATACCTCGACACGCCTATCTCTTTAGCCGTATGGCTTAGAGTGAAATATAGGTGTTGGGACTCCTTAGCCTTGTGCTGGGTTGATCCACGCAACTACCCCGAGGGATTATTTTCCTCCCTTCGATTCCGAAAGGACGTTCAAGCAGTGGACCTTCTTAGGAAGGCACCGTTGCCTACAACGTTTGCTCGGCGAGATGTCGCTTTAAAGACATGGGGTGAATGCGAGAAGCAGTGCTACCTCACCAACGAGTTCATTGCTCGAATCTGTGGTCCGTACGTCAAAGACGCACGGGATCAAGCATTCGCCGATTTTCTCGGGGAATGCCAGAAAAGGATGAAGCGATGGCTCGGTCCTTTACCGGACAGGCTTGAGGGGGGCTTCGGCCCTGGCACTTGTTTCGAATATGAGGGTCGAGACCCTACGGTAGTAGACAAAATTTGGCTTCGGCCGATGACTACCTCCAGCTGTGCCGCTTTGTTCGAGTGGCATTACTCGCAGACCCTTTGGGGGAACGAGCGCTGGAGAGATCAATTAGGGTCACCGGGACTTGTCAGGGGTAACCGCTTCACAACGGTCCCCAAGGATGGCAAGACTGACCGTGCCATATCGATTGAACCACTTGGTAACTTGTGGTTACAATTGGGCATTGGTCGTTACCTTAAAACCCGTCTCCGCATGATTGGCTTTCCGGCTTACAAACCGGATTCACGGGAGATTGTACCCGGCTATCGTGTGAGTGGTACAGACGCTCAACAGCAACACCGTGCACTTCTTTGGCGGTGTAATGAGTCGTTTAGTACGATTGATCTTAGTAATGCTAGTGATACAATCGCTTTCGAATTAATCAAGGCAGTCTTTCCACCTGATTGGTTCGATTTGCTTAACGACTGCCGCTCAAAGCTAACTTTCGTTCCTTCGAAAGACGGCGGGGTTTGGCACTATCTTGAGAAGTTCTCCTCAATGGGGAACGGTTTTACTTTCGAGATGGAAAGCCTTACTTTCGCTGTGCTCCTATCGGTTGCGTTCGGATTAAAACCCGGGCATGATCTATGGGTCTTCGGGGATGACATTATACTCCCCAAGATACACTTTGACTCGGCATGTAACCTTTTGAAGGCTTGTGGGTTCACACCCAACATCCGTAAGTCGTATAAGGATGGCCCCTTCTATGAAAGCTGTGGGGGAAACCTCCATGGCATGGTCGAGACAACACCGGTCCGGTTCACTAAACCAGTTGAGGACCCTTCCTCTGTATATTCGCATCACAATGCGTTGTATAAGTGGGGTTTCCCTCTCTGGCTGCTGAAGCCACTACGGATGCTTGTACCTCGACGGTTACAGTTTCCCGGCCCGAACAGGCTCGGGGACGTCGTT